TAAGGGGGGTAAAACGAAGTGTCACATCACGACAGAGTTGAAAACGCACTGTAAATCGCTGTGTGTACGCGCGTTCGGTCGCTTCGCTCGATGATGGTCACACAAAACGAAGCGTTACATTTGTGTTACTTTGGTGTTACTTTATGGGCGTTCGGACGACGTTAGACGGCGCTTGATGTTACATAGGGAGATAGATAGCTCGGGAAGGGGCTAAATAACGCGTCAGACGGGCGCAAACGCTGATAATAGGCGGGTATAGCATGCATATAGTGCTGTGCCCGCCTATGCTGTATTATGGCCATTGTCACCACCCTATCTGGGCGTGTGTCTCGGCTCTGTTTTTGTCTGGTTTTGGTGCTTGGGAATTCACTTGGACGTTGCTCAAGGGAATTCAAGTGGGTAGAGTTTGGGAATTCACTTGGGAATTCAAAACGGCTCTAAAATGGGCGTGAGTTTATGGGGGTAATACAAGATTGCCCCCCTTTTTTGCGCCTTTTTTGCGTGAGTTAAGGGGGGTATGATATATAGAATTATGGGTATTCTGCTGATTTTGAGCGCGTAATGCTATTGGGGTGGGGTGTTTAGTCTTTTGACGAGTTCAAAAAGCTGTTCATCTCGTTTCAATACGAGCCCCCGCAAGTAAGCGACTTCCGATTTTAGCAGCTGTATCACCTCTGATGGGTGTGGGTCACCACTAGTCTCTTCCCTTTCTATGTCTGCGAGGGCTGCGCGCTCCTCTGCGTTTTCGGCTATACTTCTCTCTGGAGTGATTGGAGCGCCTGTTCCACGGAGGATAAAATCAGCATTTACGTCAGGATATATGGCTAATAATCTAACCAGCACCTCGGAGGAGACTGCGGATTTTATGTTCTCCCCCTTGTAGTTTCCGTATGTTTGCCCGATCGACTCGCAAAAATCTGCAAGCCTAATACCTTTTATCTTAGCCACATACAGTATTCTCTCCTTTACGAAGGCTAATTTACTTTCCAAAACTCTTGTATGGTTAGAATTTTATCCTTTACTTTGCATTGTTGTAAGACGATTACACCGCTGTAAAGATAAACGAAATGAAATAGACGAACTGACATGATTACGACGAAAAAAAGATCTGAAATCCTTGAGGCGCTGCTCTTAGCGCTGTACGAAGGAAAGAGCGTGACGGTCTGCACTGATGAGCCAGGCTTCGGCATCCGCCACATCGACGACTGCGACCCTATCCATGAAGTAGCCTTCCTCGCAGAAGGCCTCGAACTCGAGGCGGAAGATGAGCCCCTGCCACATTGGGGTGATCAGCTCCCCGAAGGCGCAGAGATGTACAGCCTGCTCCGCCATGGAGAGGATGGCGAAGTCTACGTGTATCAGATAGCTATCGATTAGTAACCACAGGCATCCCCGAGGTTGGCGCCTCGGGGAGCCATAAAGACACAACTATATATAATATGGAAAGACAAATCCGACTTACCACCGAAGACCGCCGTGCTATCCAGAAGGAGACGGGGCTCACTGACGGCGCCCTTAGTCTCGCATTGACCTTCCGTCGGCATGGGGAGCAGTCCGAGCGCGCTCGCCAGCTCGCCCTTGAGCGTGGGGGGATGGTCTACTGCACCGCCCCTGAGTGTGAGACGATACACGATGCGGAGGGCAAGATGGTTCAAACGTTCACTAATGGCGCAGTCATTACCGTTGACAAAGCTTCCAGTGAAGCTACCCTTGAGTATGGTGGTAAGCTTGTCGCCACCTATCACAATGTCACACTGCAGATGCTCTCGCTTATACAGGCGACGGCGTCGGAGCTAAAATAATTGCCATGCTTCAGCACTACGGAAAAGCTACGGCCATCGATCTCTCCGACCTTATTGAGGATCGACGGACTATCGAAGATCAGTCCGAGTGCTTGGCACCCGTGATTAGCGCCTACAACTACCGCAATATGGTGAATCGAGGCCGTATAAAGGTCCTTCGGAAGGGAGGCGGTAAGGGCGGCAGCGTCCTTGTCGACTACGATAGCCTGCCATTGGATCTTCGCGACAAGGTAGACCAGCGCCTCGGTGGTGATGCCGTTCATGTGGCAACGCTCCGCAAGTGGTTCAGCGATCATTACCACCGCGATCGAGGTGCTATGGAATACTACCCGAAGCGTCTGAGAGAGCTAAACCTCTCGCTTCCGCTCGAGCGCATCGCTCAGCTGACGGAAGAATATACGGTGAATGCCTCTGTATTGATGGCTGTGAAGAACCTCCAGGCTGATATGCGCCTTCTCAAGCGCGTCATGGGAGGAAAGAAGACCATCAGATGGGAGCAGCTCGCCAGCGCTATCGGCTACTACCGTCAGGAGGTCGGTCATACGCTCCCTCAGAGCGCAGCGCGCTTCCGCAAAGCGATGCGTGAGTTTGAGCAGAAAGGCTACGAAAGCTTGATCAGTAAGAAGTTCGGCAACCAGCAGACCCGTAAGGTAGATCGCGACACGCTTTACCTCCTCCTTGCCCTCGACAACGACGATATGCGCCCCTATAACAGCACGGTGGCTGAGCGGTACAACCGCTTCGTGGAGGGCGAGCTGACGGTCTACAACCCTGAAACGGGTGAGCTGTACGACCCAACGCCTTACAAGCCACTCAGCGAGACGACCGTGGCGAACTACCTCTCTACCCCTGAAGCAAAGGCCCTGCGCGGGAAGGTCCACGACGACTATCAGACGTGGCGTGGGAAGAACCAGCCCTTTGTGCTGCGTAAGCGTCCGACGATGTCGCTCTCTAAGATCTCCCTCGACGACCGTGACCTTAAACTCAAGGTCAACTGGCGAGAGCAGGGAGTCAGTGAAGTGGTCAGCTTGAAGATCTACGTAGCGTACGACCTGGCGAGCCAGGCGATCATCGGGTACGCCTTCAGCGGTAAGAAGCGCCACGACATCTTCCTCGGGTGCTTGCAGTCAACCTTCCGCACGCTCCTCTCCCTGGGGCTTCCCTGCCCCTATGAGGCCGAAGTGGAGCAGCACCTGGTCTCCGACTTTAAGGATACGCTGATGCGCCCTGGGGTGCTCTTCCCTGAGCCCAACTTCCTCGCTCCTGGCAACTCGCAGGCGAAGGGCGCAGAACACATGAACCGCCTCTTTAAGTACCAGACGGAAAAGGAGTACATCCCTAACACGGGGCGTCACTATGCCCGCCTTGATGCCAACCAGACGAGTGAGGAGAAGAGCTTCGACGAGCACAACGACCGCTTCAAAGCTAAGGTATGGGCTTATGAGGACGCAGTCGCCTTCTACGAGGGGCTTATCTACGAGTACAACCACTCCCCTCACAGCAACACTGCCTACTGGGGTGGCCGCACCCGCTGGGAGGTCCTCCAGGAATCAGTGAACCCTCAGCTGGCAGAGATAGACGTCCACAAGCTGGCGACTCTCATCGGAGAGCACCGCTCAACGTCCGTCCGCCGTGGCCACATCAAAGCCAACTACCGCAGCTTCGCCCTATCCCCCGAGGGGATCAGTAAGCTGAAGGACCGCAACGGAAAGGTCGATGCTTACTGGTGGGAGCAGGAAGAGGGTGAGATGAACGAGGTCTACATCTACGAAGGTGGGCGCTTCATCGAGACCGCCTGCGAAATCCAGCGCATCAACGAAGCCAAGGCCGAGCAGACCGACGAAGACCGCCACCAGCTACACATGCAGCTGCAGCGAGTGAAAGCCTTCGACGCACATATCGCTGAGCGCCTTCCAAGCAAGGCGCGCCTCCTCAAGGAAGAGACGCACAAGACGCTCTCCGAGCTCAAGCCTGTCGAGGTAGTCACGATGAAGCGTGGCGACGATGGCGAGCTGCTCGACAGCGACTACCTGCAGAGCAGTCCTGAAGAGGCCCGCATGCGCGCTATGGCAGACTTATAACATCATACGAATACTAATCAAACGACACTCAAATGAAGAAGTATGACAACACGACCATCTACACGATGGATGAGCTTGTAGACCTCCTCGGAGGCGACAAGTACAACGAACTTAACCGCTACGATGAATTCGGGCTGGCGGTATGCTACCCCGACGTATGTGGGCTCCAGATTGTCTTCCGCGAAGACCGATTCTCCGAAAACGCACTAAATGCAGTACGCCATGCAACTAAGTAACGAACTCAAAGAACGCACGCTCACGGCGATCCTCGCCGACAGAGCGAACTACCCCAGCGACAGCAAGCATGCTACGGCTATCGGGATCTCCTCGAGTGTCTACTCTACGATCAAGAAGGGGAAGCTCGACAAACAGCTGAGCGACTCAGCGTGGCTCAGCCTTGCCCGCCGTCTCAACGTACCCCTGCGCGGGGAGATCGAGTGGAAGGTAGCGAAGACCGACACCTACTCATACATCACCAGCCAGCTGGAAGCCTGCCAGGAGCGTAGCCTCAGTGCCCTCTTGTGCGACATCCCTAATATAGGGAAGACCTTCAGCGCTCGCCACTACGCCCGCACGCACAAGCACGTCGTATATATCGACTGCTCGCAGACGAAGACGAAGGTCCGCCTGGTCCGCTCCATCGCTATCGGCTTTGGCTTGGATGCTAAGGGGCGATACGAAGAGGTCTATGCGGACCTGGTCTACTACCTCAAGGGGCTGCATCAGCCACTGATCATCCTCGATGAGGCTGGGGACTTGCAGTATGAAGCCTTCCTTGAACTCAAGGCGCTGTGGAATGCTACGGAGCGCGCCTGCGGGTGGTATATGATGGGGGCCGATGGGCTGAGAGCCAAAATCGAGCGAAGCATCGATTGCTGCAAGGTCGGCTATACGGAGCTCTTCAGTCGCTTCGGGGATGCCTATCGCAAGGTCACTCCGCAGGATGGTGAGGAGCGTAAGAGCTTCCTCCTGAAGCAGGCGGTAGAGGTCGCCAAGCTCAACGCCCCCGAGGGGGTAGACGCCGTCAGCCTCGCCCGAAAGTCGGGCGGACTTCGCAAGGTCTACACAGAGATAGAGAAGCTGAAACTACAAGCAGGGGCATAAGATGGCACGAGCATACTCCGCCAGCGAGGTGCTGGCAAAGAAAGTCCCTTCGATCCCCTTCGAGGGGCGCTGGAGGGAAGCCTTCGGCGAGCCTGGGAGGGCGGGGGTGTGGCTCATCTGGGGACAATCGGCAAACGGCAAGAGCTCCTTTGCGATGCAGCTCGCTCGAGAGCTCTGTAAGTACGGCAAGGTCGCCTACAACTCCCTTGAGGAGTCTATCGGGCTCTCCTTCCAGGAGAATATGGAGCGGTGCCAGATGGGCGATGTCGACGGGCGCTTCCTAATCCTTGACCGTGAGAGTATGGAGGACCTCAATATACGCCTGAAGAAGCAGCGCAGCCCTGACTTCATTATCATCGATAGCCTTCAATACACAGGCCTCAACTACAACGACTACAAGCGCCTTAAGGAGGCACACCCCAAGAAGCTATTCATCTTCATCTCACACGCCGACGGGGACAAGCCCTACGGCTCGACAGCTACCAAGGTGCAGTACGATGCTGATATGAAAATACTCGTGCAGGGCTACCGTGCAATCTGTAAGGGACGCTTCATCCCCGAGGCTGGTAAGCACTTTTCGGTATGGGCAGAGGCAGAAGTAAAGTACTGGGGCTTAGAAACAGAAACCGAATGCGAAATCAATACTAACTAAATCAATAAGAATTATGACCTATGTAATGGTTGGCGCCCTTGTTGGGCTAGTCACTCTACTCCTCACGAATCTACTATCCGTGCATCCGCGCAGTGAGGAGATCAAAAGGCTTCAAGCGGAGAAAGACGCTCTTAAGATAGATCTCTCACGAAGCTTGATGTTCTGCCAGCTATTGAAGTCGATGAACGAGCTGGACGACGAGACGCTGGATAAAAAGGAGGAGGAAATCAATAAGCTGCGTCAGCAAAATGAGGCACTCCATCAAGAGATCCAGGAGCAGTTGGATAATCAGACGGGAGAGGAGTAATGGCACGCACTAACTACGCTGCATTCTACGCTCTCTTGAAGAGCATGCCAGGCGCATCAAAGGAAGACCTCGTCCTGCAATGGACGAACGGGCGTACAGCCTCCCTTAAGGAGATGAGCGAGCGCGAGTATTCGCTGATGATCCGACAGCTCCGCCAGCAGGTAGAGAACCTCGAGGAGAAGAAGAAGGCACGCTCGGCGGTGCTAAAGCAATTCCAACTCTATGGCATCGACACCACCGACTGGGATGCTGTTGACCGCTTCTGTGCTAGCCCTCGCATCGCAGGGAAAGCATTCCGCTACCTCACCATAGCAGAGTTGAAGACACTCCGTGTGAAGATGCTCTCAATACGCAATAAGGCAGAGTTGAAGGGCTATGAGCAGCGCAGGGCGGCGTTAGGTGCCGAGATCACCAAAGGACAACTACCTAACTAATGACACATGGGACGAATCGACAAGGCTGCCAAGCGTCATCTTGAGCAGTCCTACCAGCAGGATATCGAGATGTACGAGCAGGAGCGTGAAGAGCTCCTCAAGCGAATACGAGCCGACACGGCGACACCAGCTGATCGACGCCGATACACCGCACTCGGCTGGAAGATCGAAGCGGTGCGACAGCGAATGGACAAGCGCTACCGCGATGGAGTAGCAGAACCAATTAAAATCATGCAATAAGATGGAACAACAAGAAAACAAGACGGTGGCTATCACCGAAGAGCAGCTGGCCGAGTACCAGCGTCTCAAAGAGCAAGAGCAAGCACGCGCAGAAGAGCAGCGTGCCAAGAATGAACGCGAGGACTTCCGCAAGCTCTGCGAGGAGACGGTCTCCGAGACATTCGGAGAGCTGAAGGCTGCGAATGAAGCTCTCAA